GTAGCCTGCTCCCCTCCAAAAGAGGAAAGAGCGTGGGCTCTCTCGGCGCTTTCAAACCTTAATCACTATACTCTACTATGATATTCTTGAATAACACGTTTTCACATGTTACCCATTTCATATCTAGATCTCTGAGTTATAGTAATCCACTCTATCAGGCCATATCCCATAAGTTGTATAAACTTGTGGATTGGGATCGTATAGAGGGTGGGGATCACGCTGTCGTGAATCCACAAGATCCGGCAGAAATCCTTTATCTCTCCGAGCGAGACTATATTGTCCAGATACGAGTATCTATGACTCAGAACCATCGTTTGGTAACGCTGGCGACTCCTTCGAGTCCTCGCCCAGTTGCACCCGTGAGTACTGTGACTGCAAGTCCGATGCCTGAAAGTATTTCTACTCCCTCGGCATCTCCTACTCCAGTATCGCCTGTACCGGAAGGTACTTCCTCTTCTGTTCCTCCGACTGTTGAGACCACGAAAGTGGAATCTCCAGAAGGATCAACATTAGGTGAAGGCCCACAAGCCAGCGATGATACTAGTTCCTCGAAAGAGGAGTCACAGGGATCAGACCCTTCTTCCTCAAATGATACTTCCTCCTTCTTCTCTAAAAAATCCCCCCCACAGGGGTGGGGTGACCTTCGGTCATCCTTTAGAAAGATGTTTGGAACATCATTCCGCTGGATTAAGAAGAGTACTAGGATTCCAGGTGAGAAGGCGGTGATAGAGAACATGGCTGTTGTCACAGAGGGAAACCTACTGGGACTTTTTGGCACATGGGCCTACCACCTGTGGTCAAAAATAGAAGGGCTTCGATCGTCTAAGAAACATCGTCACGAGGTTCGACTCTTTGTCGAGTATCTCTTGACTCTATTTCGCCGCCATGGTGCGACACATTTGATCGCCCGGTTGAAGATCTACTTGTTCGTTGTTAACAGCTTTGTTGCTGGACAACGTCTAAGCGGGACCGAACAACTAGGTTTTCGAGTGCGTCTCTCCCATGGTTTGCCGAAGTGTCTCCCTGCCTCGGTTCGGTCCCGAATCCGGAATAAGGATCCATCCACAATAAGGATTTGGGCTTCTATATTTTATGTATATAAGTCCATTTCTGGTGAGCATGAAGCACCTGAGTTCGATACAATCGTCTCAGAGTCTCCAACGCACACTAATGGTTGGGCACTCACGTTCCCTCACTTTGAAAAGTTTGGGGCGGAGTTCCGAACCATCTTATTAGGATGGGGCGTTAAGCCGATGGATGACCCAAAGGGTCTTATACCAACGTCACTATTCTCTTCTGGTGCATCAGGTCCCAATTTTAAATACTCATTGGCATCACTGCCGATGGATACTTTCTATTGGATCGGTCGGGGCTGGCATCGTGCCAGTCCTCTCCGGGCCTATATGCTGTCCATTAAGGATAATGCGGGGGTTAAAGGCTTTGAGACCTACGGAGAGAAGCTTGTACAGGATTGGTTTTCCAACCCTAAAGCTACCTTCAAAGGCTTTCCATCATCCGAGTTCCGTTTCCCCTTTTGGGGTGAATCGGGTCCCGGTCCGGATTACTCAACCATCCCTACGAATGGTAAGGTACCAATCCATTTCTTGGCCAAGGGTTCTGCGACTAAGCATGCAAATGCTAAACTCGTGAAGCCCTTAGGTGGGAAATTGGCAGCTCTTAAAGAGCCTGCCGGAAAGGTCCGTATCATTGCGATAGTCGATGCCTGGACTCAGACTTATCTGACTCCAGTGCATGATTATTTCTTTAGGATTCTTCGGAAGATCCCGCAGGACGCGACTTTTGATCAGCAGGGGGCTGTCAATAAGTTCGCGCAGAAGGGTTATACGGATTTATTTTCGTACGACCTTTCGGCTGCGACGGATACTATCCCTTGGAACCTTTATGACGTAATTATGCGTTTTGTTCTCCCGACTGGGGTTACCAAACCTTGGCTTGACCTCCTTCGAGATCGAGACTGGCTGCTCCCAAACTGGGAAACAGTACCAGGCTCGAAACCTGTCAGATTAGCGTACCAAGGTAAGACATCTATTAGATATAATAGAGGTCAACCGATGGGAGCTCGCTCATCATGG